CTCTTTTTTCTTATTTAGTTTTTCTTTAAGTTGAGAAAGCTGGTCAGTTGAAGTATTAAGGGTAGTAGTATTCTTTTCAATTTGAGAATTAAGAATTTCTAGAGATTTTTTGTTTTGTTTAAGATCTTCCTTAACGACTCCTCGCATATCGGTTAAAATATCGATTCCAAAAATACGATCGACTATTTTTCGCTTATCTGCTTGTGTTAAGTTAACGAATGACTTAAAATCATCAAATGAAAGACTAATGGTATTACAAAAAACTGAAAAAGGAATTTTTGAAAGTTCCTCCTCAATAAACTCGTCGACTTTTCTCTTGTCAGGTAGATTAAATTGTGCATTGTTTATTTTAATATCGCTAAAATTAGGTTCAATACCTCGATCAATTTCAATAAACTCTCCAGAATTAGTAACGAACTTAACATTAGTGTAGGCATTCTTATTAATCCAGTTTGGAATATCTTTCATCTTACGAATAGCCGATCTTCCGTATATTGAAACAGTTAGTGCTTCTTTTATTGAGGATTTACCGGCTCCGTTTTCACCTTCAACTAGGATAAGCTGTGCCTCATCTTTAAATTTGAAAGTCTGCAATAGGTTGCCATACGAAAGTATGTTTTTATATGAAAATTCTAGTAATTTCACTGTTCGTAACTTTTATTATTTCGTAATGCATCGTATATTTCTTTAAATCGGTCAATCACCTGCTTAGAGAGAGTTGGAGTATGTGTCGACTCTTTAATTTTTTCTTCAAGAATACTAAAGATATTATACTCATAGTTTGAATTAATTTCAACTTCGCTTTTGGTTTTAAGCTGCTCGACTGAATATGAAAAGAATTCAAGTCGGCGGTATCCAAAGTCTTTAACTAATTCAGTAAACTTGGTTATTGGAAATCTAGCAGATAGAGTAGATTCAATTGTAACATCCACAAAATTATTGAAGAATAGTTTTTTTAACTCATCAGTATTAAGGTTAAGAAGCTCAATTATGTCATGTTTAATATGCTTTGGAGAAATGGTATTTTCTACAAATTTCTCAGTGATATTCGTTTCGCTTACATCAAGCACATAAAAACCTTTTGTGTTTCCTCGATCTCCCCGGTCCATTTCATATGGAGTTCCAACATAGAGTACATTGTTTTTGTCTTGACGGATATGAATATGACCTGAATAAACTCGTTTAAATGACTTTACATCATCATATTCTAGTCCATGCTCAAGCTTAGTTGCTTTATTTAGACTAAATCCTTTGAAATCAGCATGACAGAAAATATATTTAGCTGAATCATATAACTTTACAGTTTCTTTTAATTCAGGTACAGATTCTATCCACGGTAACATTAAAAACTTATGTGAGTTTATTTCCAAGATCTCTGGTTTTTCAAAGATATTGAAGTTCTTAAACATAAGATCGTATCCTTTTAGGGAATGAGTATCGGTTCTGTCTTTATAATAAACATCATGGTTTCCAAGAATAAGATAGATGCCTCGTTTAAATTTTTCAGATAAGACCTTCGCAATCTGTAAAGAAATATTTTGAATACGAACATTTGTTGATTCTCGAATATGGTTCCAATCACCAACTTGAACAAGAATATCTCGATCCGGATCAAAACCTTCTTCGTCTACCTTTTGTAAGAAAAAATTAAGAAGAAAATCAGACTGGATATCTGACCATTCCATTGAGTTATTTCTTACGCCAAGGTGAAGGTCGCCAAGTACAAATACTTTTCTAATATCTTTTAATTTCATCCTTGTGGAGCTAGCTTGTCAATATCAATAATTTTTGTTATACTCTCAAATTTTGCAAGATTTTCATCAAGATCAGCAGCCGTCGAAAATATGTAGGTTGTCGGCAAGATAGAATTTGCATCATAGAAAGTAAGATCAGTCGGTGCAGTCTGTACTATTTTGTACACCTGATCAATATTTAGATAATCAGCGCCAGTTGAGTGTGTAAGTTTAATCCAAGCCATTAGTGTATCTTTTTTTTGTGCATCTTTCCATCAAGGAATTGATACTTTTTATTTAATTCGGTTAATAAGAGTTCCTGAATCTCAGTGTCTAACATATCAAATAACTTCTTGTACTCAACTGATGAAATAGAAGATATTACTTCTAAAATATAAATTGGGCTATAAAACATGATTACACTAGATTTTAACTCAAGAGTTGTGTTAATCTTGTTAAATATGAAATTAACGTCTTCCTTTGAAAATTTCGATCTAGTTTTAAATGGATCAAGCGAAGATCGGGTTATTATTTCTGAAATTTCAGGATCGTTTTGTAAGAAAGAAAAGATTGCGTCTAAAATAAATTTAGTCTCAAGTTCACTTTCATATTCGTATAAATCTCGTAAGTAGGAATCTGAATAGTCTCGTGAAACCGAGATTCCTCTTGATAAAGAATAATCTTCAGTATCTGGCAAACCATCACCAGTATTATAACGATTATTAAAAATTTTGTCTTCCCTGACTATTGCGGGAATATTCTCATCCTCTTCTTCAATCTCGTCAGTATTTTCAAATTCATCATTGGGTCTCATTAAGTATTAATTATTTTATATTTGATTGAAGAGGTCATCATAATCTTCATCACTTTTTGGAGAAGAAGGTGCGGTTGAATCTTCTAAGTTTGAGTATTCATCGCGAAGAGTATCGGCTAATTTACTCGCTTCTTCATCATCACTATAAAACTCACTATTTGTTCCTACTTCTTCAACTAACCTAAAGTATTCTTTATGCATAGTATAGAACTTATAACTTTCTTCATATCCGTTGTCGCGATTTGCAATCGCTTTTATTTTCATTCTACTTTCAAGTGGACTACGCATCAATCCAAATAATGAATCGACTGTGTGAATTAGACCAAAGGATTCAGCAACAGAATCCATGCCTAAATCAAAATTATCAATATCTTCTCGTTTGATTTGAGTAGCACTAATAATACACCATTCATTTCTCATTGCAACACCACGTAATTCCTCAGAAATACACTTGATTTTTTCATAAAGACCGTTTTGATCTTTAATTGGGCGTAATAGATTTAAGTAATCGACAACAATAACTTTAAATCGCTTGTTCATCTTGCTTTCAAGACGTAGAAAGTAATTTTCAATATCAATTGCAGTAGCACTACCTGTTGGAAAGTCTTTGACTATTAATTCTCCACAAGATTTACCAGAAGCTTTTAACTCGGCAATCTTGGTACCAATCAATTGACTTTCTTTTGCATCTGTAATTCCAGCATATACCTCAGATGGAACATTTAAGATATTTGAACCAATACGTTTCATGTATTGACGTTCAGGTAATTCAACAGTTACGAGTCCAGTTACATTTCCGATTAGGAAAGAGCGTGCTGCAATATTTCCAAGAACCATAGATTTACCAACCTTCGGCCGGCCTTGGAAAACTACAAGAGATTTTGGATTCCATCCTCCACCTAAACATTTATCCAAGAATGGAAAACCAGTAGGGCTTCCGTTTTTAGGTAATTGTATATGGGATTCAGGATTAAAGAAGTTTAGTCCAGTGTCTCCACTAGAGAAATTGACTGAGAGTTTACTGCTAATATCATTTCTTACTTTTTCTGAGATCTTATCAATATTTTCAGGATCAATTGACGTGGTTTTTAGATATGTGAGTAAATCAAAAACAGTAAGGTTAAGATTTCTAAGCAAAATAAAAGAACGTACGTATTTGTATAGATAATCATAGTTATATTCTCGTAAATTGAACGCATATAAGTCATCAAATTCTTCATCATCTATTGTAGTATTTGTTAATTCCAAGTAACTTCGTAGTTCCTTGCGATTTGGTATTTTTTCATATTCTCTAAAAAATTTTAGAGCAAGCTTAAAGGATTCCTGTCTATTTTCTTCATTGAAATAGGAAGGTTTTACCATAGTTATTAACTCTTCTCTTCTTAACGAATCATGGCTTTTCGGTTTAAGTTCGTTATTATCATTATCTGTGTGTAGAATAAAGTTCCACACCATCTTTTCAAGCGAGTCTATATTTTCGGTAAAATCTATCATCT